AGAGCTTGAGGCTGAGAATGCGCGGCTAGAGACTGAGCGTGACAACTGGATAGAGACGGCAAGAGAGTATGCAAACAACGCCGATTTTTTCCGGAGCTTAGTCGTAAAATGTGGCGTAGCAATCGGCGCAGAGTCTTATATCCAAGATGATGGTGGCATTAGTGAGGATGTTCTTTGTATAAAAGTTCCCACGTTAGTAGAGAAACTGATTGCTGAAAATGCGCGGCTGCGGGACGCCGTGCTAAATGCCTACCACACAGGCCACGACCACACGGTAGAGGGTGGATTCCAATGGTGCGCCGTTGGTAGTCAAGAGGTTGCCGATGAAATTATTGCGGAAGCCCTAAACCCCACCAAGCCCACCAGTGCGGTGATTGAAAGGCTTCAAGCAAAGAATGTAGGGCTGGAGTCAGCACTGGCAGACATCCGAGAAGTTTACGCTGGCTCAGAGGGCATCCCTGTAGCTGAAACATGCGCCGAGGCCTATGTAATAAGGCTGATTGAACAGATGTACAGCATCGCCGTGGAAGCCCTAAACCCCACCAGTGCGGGAGACGAGTGATGTTTGAGAGAGAACACCCAAGTAGGAAAACTGGAACCAAGGACTTGATAGTAGCCACGGATTTATATTCTAGTGAGGAAGGGTTTTCTGTGCAGCAAATGACCGAATTACTTGGATGCACGGAAGGTGCTACACGAAACGCTGTTGCCACGTTAGTGAACTACCGAGTGCTGTTTAAAGACGAAGAAACAGGTTTGTTCAAAAAACCTTTAACTCATTGGATTCACACCCGTAGGTTGGCTAACCCCATCGACTAAGGAGAGTACGCAATGCGAGACAGCATGGACAACGATGTACCAAACATTTTACCAAAACCACCGGTAGAAGGTAGAGAGACCATAGAAGAGTTCTTGGCACGAGGCGGCAAGATTAAAAAGATCGACTCTAAAGAAAGAACGCTCAAGGAAGCCGGTAAGTTAACGCGTGAAGGTTTAACAAACCTTTACAAAGATGTTTCATACAAACGTGTAATGGGGAGAGGGTGATGAAGTGTGCACACGCAATGGTGGATTTAGAAACGTTGAGCACTGAGAACAACGCGGTGATTGTTTCAATCGGTATAGCACTCTTTGACGAAGAGAATGTTGTAAAGCAGTTTTATTTACCGATCGATCTAAGTAGTTACGACTATTTTATGGAAGGTGTGTTTCACATTTCAACAAGCACTGTGTTGTGGTGGATGAAGCAGTCAGACGAAGCCCGTAAGGTTTTTTCTGATTCGCGCGCAGAGTCTATAAAAACAGCGCTACCTGCCGTAAAAGCATTTCTCGAAACTCACGCAACTAGTGGGGTAAAGGTGTGGGGAAACGGGTCAGATTTTGACAACGTGATTCTGGCAAATGCTTACAAGGCTTGCGAAATGAAGTTGCCGTGGAAGTACTACAACAACCGTTGCTACCGTACAGTGAAGGATCTCTGCCCGGGTGTGCCTATCATCCGTGAGGGTACGCATCACAACGCGCTTGACGATGCGGTGAACCAAGCAAAGCACTTGATTGAGCTTAACAAGTACGACATGGAGGTATTTTAAAACACCCATGCTCCCACCAAGCGGCAGACCAGTAGTGTTGTGCGACGTTGAATCGTACCCGAATTATTTTCTGGTGCGGTTTCGCAATGAAGTCGGTAAGTATAAGTCATTCTGGATAATTGACGACGACGATTCGAACTTCGACCGCGAAGCGTTTTACTCAACACTGCTGTCTGTCAAAGTGATTACTTTCAACGGGACTCATTACGATATACCTATGATGATGGCCGCGTTGACTCGCACGTTCGGATCAGCTGAACTTAAAGTTCTGTCAGACAAAATTATCAAAAAAGAAATGCGGTCATGGGAGACCTACAAACACATCAAAGTCATGGAACCTGATTGGCTAGATCACGTCGATCTGTTTGAAGTAGCGCCGGGGGTGCGTACTGGTCTCAAGTTGTACGGCGGCAGAATGCACAGCAAGCGACTACAGGATCTTCCCTACGAACCATCAACCGTGCTTGAACCTGACGAGATTAAGGTTACGCACAAGTATTGTGGCAATGACTTAGTTACAACCAACGACCTGTACGAAGCACTGGCCAAAGAACTGGACCTGCGCGACGCAATGAGCAAAGAGTACAAGCTGGATTTGCGTTCAAAGTCGGATGCCCAGATTGCGGAAGCCGTGCTCAAGAGCGAGTTCGTAAAGATGACCGGTAGGGTGCCTGACAGACCCAAGAACACAACAAGTAGATTTCGCTATGTCGCACCGGGCTACGTAAAGTTTCGTTCTGAGGAACTACAGGAGGCTCTTAACATTGTCGAGTGTTCTTCTTTTGCTATTGACGAGGTTAGCGGACACGGCGTGATGCCAAAGGGCATTAGTGATCTGGACATCCAAATAGGTAGCACCAAGTACACAATTGGTTTGGGTGGTTTGCACTCGCAGGAAAAAGAAATCACCTATAAAGCAAGCGCCACGATGATGCTGGTCGATAAAGACGTGACAAGTTATTACCCAAACCTGATCTTGAACATGAACATGGTGCCGGCCGGTTACGGCAAGTACTTTGAACCTGTCTATCGCAGCATCCTTGAACGCCGTATCGCCGCAAAGAAGTCGGGTGATAAAGTCACCGCAGACAGTCTCAAGATTACGCTAAACGGTACATTCGGTAAGCTGGCCAACCGGTACAGCACTCTTTATGCACCTGAGCTAATGCTGCGCACTACGCTGACGGGCCAGTTGTCACTGCTGATGTTGATCGAAGCTCTCGAGTACGTTGGCATATCGGTGGTCTCTGCAAACACAGATGGTATTGTTATTTATTGCGACCGTTCTCGTAATAATGACATCGATGCCGTCTGTGCAGCGTGGGAGAAACGCACATCATTGAACCTCGAAGAGACACGCTATCTGGCGCTGTATTCTAGGGACGTAAACAGCTATATTGCTATCACTGAAGACGCAGAAGTCAAAAGCAAAGGTGCCTTCGCAGACTCTAGTCTGATGCGCAATCCTAGCAACGAAATCTGCAAAGAGGCAGTAAAGAAACTGCTACTCCACGGCACTCCCATTGAGGCAACCGTGCGTGGCATTCGCGATATACGCAAGTTCTTGACGGTACGTACTGTTAAGGGCGGGGCGATCTGGCGAGACAATTATCTGGGTAAGGTTGTGCGGTGGTATTACAGCACCTACAACACCGACAGTATTCATTACAAGGGTACGGGTAACGCTGTGCCGCGGTCCGTTGGTGCGATGCCAATGATGGATCTGGTCGACAAGTTTCCAAGCGATGTCGATTACGAGTGGTACGAAATTGAGTGTTACGAAATGCTGATGGACATGGGGTACGTGCCAAGAGTCGAGGTACCGAAACCACCAAGGCGTAATTCAAAAGCGTGGAAGGAGTTAGTAGCTAATGGCGACATCGTCCCTGTTCGAGACAAGTGGGAGTGGTCACGCGACCGTTACAAAGAAGCCCTATCCGTGGTCATTCAGCAAGTTGAAGAGCTTCGCGACGTGTCCAAGGCAATACTACCATCTAAGCGTGCTGCGTGAGTATCCGCAGGAAGAGACTGAGGCGATGTACTACGGCAATCTTTACCACGAAGCCGCGGAGCTGTACGTACGTGGTGACGCGCCGTTGCCCAAGAAATTTGATTTTTCAAAACAGCTTCTAGACAAATTGAACGCATTGGAAGGTGACAAGCTGTGCGAGTTCAAGATGGGTGTTACCAAAGATCTCAAACCGTGTGCATTTGATGCTGAAGATGTGTGGTTTCGTGGCATATCTGACTTGTCAGTAACAAACGAGCCTAAGCAAAAGGCCCACGTATTTGATTACAAGACGGGTAAGTCGGCCAAGTATGCTGACCCCGGGCAGTTGGAGCTTATGACGCTGGCGACGTTTGCACACTTTCCAACGATTAATAAGGTGAAAGCGGCGCTGTTGTTTGTAGTGTCTGGTGAGATTGTTAAGGCACAATACAGTCGTGAGGACGAGGCTACGTTGTGGAAGAAATGGCTCACCAAATACGCGGCGTTTGCGTCTGCTCACAAGAAGAACATTTGGAACCCGAACCCGTCGGGACTGTGTCGCAAACACTGCCCGGTTCAAAGCTGCCCACATTATGGAGGTGGAAGGTGAGAAAGAAACGTAATCAGCAGAAGCGCAACTACAAACGCGAGTATGCCAAGCAAGTAGAGCGTGGCGAGCACGATGCCCGGATGCGCCGGCAGGACGACCGTCGAGAGTTTGACAAAAAGAACACCGGTAAGCGCACAGAACGGTCTAGCAAACGCGCAGGCAAGCATATTAGTCATGCCAAGAAGGGCGCGCACGGTGAATACAAATTGGAAGATCCCAGCACTAACATGAGTCGAAACTATCGCTGATGGAAATCATTCAAGAACGGGCGCTGAAGCTAAAACTAAAACAGCCCAATCGTGTCACAACAGTTATCCCAAAAAGCCAACGCATTAGCGAGCACGAAGTGCTGGTGCACTGGGGTATAGATGAGGCTCAAGTTCTCAACAACTTGGGTATAAAAGTCCCGTCGCCTATACGTAGTAGGTACGACTGGCCGTCTGTGTACAAGCCGTTTGACCACCAACGCAAGACATCGGAATTCCTTACTCTCAACAAGCGATCGTTCTGCTTCAATGAGCAGGGTACCGGCAAGACAGCCAGCGTGATATGGGCAGCTGATTTCTTGATGAAGCAAAAACGAATCAACCGGGTGCTGGTTGTGTGCCCGTTATCGATCATGCACTCAGCGTGGAAAGACGACCTGTTTAAGTTCGCTATGCACCGCCGCGTAGATGTCGCTTATGGGACACCGACCGCTCGTCGTAAGGTTATAAGCAGTAACGCTGAATTCGTTGTGATCAACTACGACGGTATCCGCATAGTTCTTGACGAGATAGCCGCCGGAGGGTTTGACCTGATCGTTATTGACGAAGCAACGTACCTTAAAAACCCCTCTACGGAACGATGGAAAGTGATCAAAAGCCTGATCGGTCCAGAGACATGGCTTTGGTTGCTCACAGGGACGCCAGCAGCGCAGTCTCCCGTCGATGCCTTTGGTTTGGCCAAGCTGGTTAACCCGGCCGGTATAAGCCGCACGTTAGGTGGTTGGAGAGACACAGTGATGTACAAGGTCACGAAATTTAAATGGGTGGCCAAGCCTACGGCTCCTGCTCTTGTGCACGATGCCTTGCAGCCAGCGATACGGTTTACCAAAGAAGAGTGCATGGACCTACCTGACATGGTCTACGTGCACCGCGAAGTGCCGCTGACTAAGCAGCAAATGAAGTACTACGAAATGCTTCGCAAGGACGCCTACGCACAAGCAGAAGGTGAGTCGATTACAGCCGTGAATGCGGCAGCACTGGTCAACAAATTGCTACAAATAAGCTCAGGTGCTCTTTATTCCGATAACAAAGAGGTGCTCGAATTTGATATATCAAAACGGTATCAAGCTTTAAAAGAAGTTATAGACGAAACAAACAACAAGGTACTAGTATTTGCGCCCTATAAGCACTGTATCGATTTGATTATGAAAATGTTGCGAAAGGACAAAGTCAGCGTCAACATGATTCGCGGCGATGTCTCAGCAAACAAACGTACTGACCTGATTCGACGGTTTCAGTCAGAAGACGAGCCACGAGTTCTGGTTATTCAACCTCAAGCCGCTGCTCACGGCGTCACACTGACCGCTGCTGACACGATTGTCTGGTGGGGGCCTACCCCTTCTCTTGAGATTTACGCGCAAGCAAACGCTCGTGTGCACCGCTCAGGACAGAAGAACAAGTCAACGGTCGTTCACCTACACGGGTCCAAGGTCGAAGAGCGCATGTACAAACTCCTTGGAGAAAAAATAGATATTCATTCGCAAATACTAGATTTTTACAAAAATTTGATTGACTATGACAAATAAGCCATTATAATAACATTCATCCCCTACTAAGGGCGCGAGCAGGAGAAACAATATGGCAGAGAAACAAATCACAGTCGATCGATTGGTCGCCGTGTTTATCAAGATCCGTGACAAAAGGTCGACCCTCAAGAAAGAATACGAGGCTGTCGACAACGAGTTGAAGGAAAAACTCGAGATTATCAACGCTGAGCTTATGAAGCATTGCGAAGAGAACAACACCAATTCGGTCAACACTGACAACGGTACGTTTTATCGCAAGGTGCGAGAGAACTACTGGTCATCTGACTGGGCCTCTTTTCACAAGTTTATCCTCGAGCACGGGGTGCCTGAACTTCTCTCCAATCGTATCCACCAAACGAACCTTAAAACCTTTCTTGAAGAAAATCCCGATGTCCATCCACAGGGGTTGAACGTCAACAGGGAGTATGTCGTTACCGTTAACAAGCCGAGGAAAAAGAAATTATGAAAAGTGAGCAAGATAGCACTGTAGCCAACGGGGTGGTGTACGTTCCCGCGGCACGATTGGCGGCTAAGCTGTCAGTCTCACAGCAGACAATTCGTAACTGGGCTAACGACGGAGTCATACCTTCGAAAGCAATTTTAAAAATCGGGTCAGTCTACCGTTTTGACGAAGACGCCGTGATCGACGCACTTAAACAACGAGAGGGCAATGCAAATGGGTGAGCTAACAAAGCTTTTTGAAAACATGCCGGTTAATAGTCCTGCGCTGAAAAAAATGCAGGCATTGACCGACAAGCTGGCCGGCGGCAGTGGACAGTACAAACGCCTTAGTATCAAGGGCGGCAAGTGGCGCATGATCGAGAACGGTGAGCAGGTAGCTGTAAACCGTAATAACGAAATCGAGCTTATTGTTGTTGGTGCGTCGCCAGTGGTTCGTCAGTACTACGAAGGTGCATACGATCCCAGCGCAGACAAGGCCAAACCACCGGTATGCTGGTCAGACGACAGTAACTCGCACAAGCCTTCTGAGAACGTGCCTGAAGACCAGCGTTTGGCTAGCTCATGCAACGACTGCCCAAAGAACATCAAAGGGTCTGGTACGAATAACTCACGCGCGTGTCGTTACTCACAGCGTCTTGCCATCGTGTTCCCCGGTAAGCTGAAAGAAGTGTTTCAGTTGTCCTTGCCAGCAACGAGTTTGTTTGGTGAGGCAGAACGCGGCCTGTATCCCATGCAGGGTTATGCGCGGTTACTGAAGTCTCACAGTACACCTATTAGCGCGATCGTCACAGAAATGAGTTTTGACGAAGAGTCGGAAACACCTAAGTTGTTCTTCAAACCGGTGAGACCGCTCGAAGAAGAAGAGCTTGAAACAGTCGCCGAGGTTGCTGAGTCGCAGGAAGTTAAAGACGCCGTTACGCTGACAGTGTCGCAGGTAGACGGGGTGCAGAATAAGCCTAACGACGACACTGATGTTGTCGAAGCTGCGCCGCCAAAAGCCAAACCAAGAGCAAAGGCTAAGCCCAAAGCTGAAGATGTGGCAACTGAGCAAGACGATGACGACGATGACGAAATGGCAGCACTGGAAGCCAAACTAGCAGCTGCCAAAAAAGCCAAGGCTGAAAAAGCCGCCAAGGCAAAGCAAGATGACGATGAGGACGACGGTGGTGAGCCTACCAAAGTTAAGTCAACGAAGCCCAGCAGCAACGACGGTAATAAGCTTGCCGACGTTATTGACGGGTGGGATGATGACGACGACGAGTAAGTCACAACACCAACGATAACAAGGGGGGGCATGAGCCCCTCTTTTTTCCTCAGAGGCCGCCATGAAAGTGAGAAACTTCATCGCCGCTGTTGTTGCCGACGGCGGCTTATATTGCGGTGCTGGAATAATAGCAAAAGGAAGACCCAGCGCTGGCAAAATCAAGCAAAATCACTATAAAACCATTGACGAGCTTCTCGAGGGAGCCGATAAATTCGTTGCCAACAAGATCGACCCTTACTTCGCTCTCGGTAGTTTCAGAGACGATAGCTCGCGTAAAGCTGAGAACGTCGATTTTTGCAAGTCGTTCTATCTGGATATTGATTGTGGTTATAACCACGACAAGAAACAGGAGAAGGAGTACCCATCAGCGCATGATGGGTTAAAGGCTCTTCAGAAGTTTTGTAAAACAACAGGTATGCCCAAGCCGGTGCTAGTGCACTCAGGCTCAGGTGTTCATGCCTACTGGCCATTTGCGGCAAAGCTTAGCAAGAAGGAATGGCAACCGTACGCCGATCGTCTAAAAGCATTGTGCATACAGGAAGGTCTTAGGATCGATCCTAATGTCACACAAGACGCGGCGCGTGTGTTGCGCGTACCCGGTACCATAAACTTTAAATACGGCAAGGAAGAGCCTGTTCAGCTGCTAAGCAGCGAACTACCAGAGTACGAGTTTCGAGACCTGTGTTCGATTATTGACGGGTCACTTAAAGCCAAACCAGCTTTTGACTTTAGCAAGGTCTCTCGCAAGAACAAGTCTGATCCCGTCATGGATAACTTGATGGGAAACATTGAAGCTAATTTTCGGCCCATTCTTCGCGGTTGTCCGCAAATGGTTCACTGCATAGAGAATGCCGAAACAATCTCAGAACCCCTGTGGCGCGCGGCACTATCTATCGCCAAGCACTGCAAGTCCGGTTATAAGCACGGGCACAAGTTGTCATCGTTTTCTTCGGAGTACGACCCTGCGGAAACTGACAAAAAAATGGACGGCATCACAGCGCCGCATACATGTGCAACGTTTCACGAAGAGAACCCCGAGGTGTGCGCAAGCTGCCCTCATTTTAGAAAAATTACTTCTCCTATTGTACTGGGTAACGAAATAAAGCGAGCAAAAACTACGGAAGTACCTAAGCCGCAAGCACCTATGGTAGACATCGCTGAAATAACCCGGGTCAAGCACTTTGACGAAGATTCGCTGGCAACACCACCTCGTTCGTTTTTGTTCGGTACAAACGGTGGCCTGTATCGTGAAATCGAAACCGCAGGTGACGATGGTGATGTAGAAACTATCGAGAGACTTGTTTACCCAAACTATGTGCAGCCGTCAGCGCGACTTCGCGACCCCGATGACGGGGAAGTAATGATCATGGCGGTTGACTATCCGCAAGACGGAGTGCTTGAGTTCGCACTACCTATCACCCACGTAAACGACATGGCCAATTTTAAGAAGACGATGGGCTTTAGTGGTGTGGCGATGACAACGCCCCAATGGAAAGACATGCAGGATTACACCATGCAGTGGTTAATAAATTTGCAAAGTAAGGCGAAGGTTGATGAAGCAAAGATCCAGTTCGGGTGGCACGGTACGAACAAGAATCGCACTTTTGTTATCGGTAACCGGGAGTACAGCAAGACGGGAATGCGTGTAAACCACCCTACGCGACGTACGGCTTCTTACATGCCGGCGCTGGTGCCAAAGGGTACCATTGAAGGGTGGAAAGAGGTCGCTGACTTTTACATGAAACCCGGTATGGAAATGTTTCAATACATGATCTGCTGCGGCTTCGGGTCACCGCTCATGGAGTTCGTGCCAAACATCTATGGCGTACAGTTCCATATCCACTCTGACCGATCTGGTTTTGGTAAGACTACTGCAATGTGGGTAGCCGCTAGCGTTTATGGAGACTACAAAGAGCTGTGCCCGCAAGCAGACGGTACGCCAAACTTCACCTTTAATCGCTTAGAGGTTTACAAAAACCTGTTCTTCGGATTCGACGAAATGACCAACGTCGATGGTAAGGCATGCAGCACCACGGGCTACGGCGTGACGTTCGGTAAGCAGAAAGGCCGCATGAGCGCCAGCAGCAACCAAGAGCGTCATCGCGGCGAAGCATGGTCGCTGATCTTTATGTCCACCGGTAACGCCAGCGTCATCGATAAGATACGTGAGGATAAGGAGTTTCCAGAAGCCGAGCTTATGCGGATTATGCAACATGACGCATCAGGTAACGGAGCATTGAAGAAGCATGACACCACGGAACTGAACAAGAATTTATCAGAGAATTACGGTGTCGCTGGTCACGTATACATCGACTATCTGGTGAGAAATCAGGAAGCGATTGCAGAACGGGTTGTCACTAACATGACCATGCTTGATGGTGAATTAGGGCTTGAACCTAAACACCGGTTCTGGTCAGCTAAGATCGCATGCACCTTTACCGGGTGGGAAATTGCCAAAGAGCTAGGTCTTGTCAAATTTAAAAGGGAGGCTGTTATGGGAGCCATTCGCTCACTGATCAAATCAAGCATGCGCGCTGTCGATAACAATTCGTTTGACCCGCTGGAATTTATTACAAATTATTATTACGACAACGTCGGCAAGATGATGGTCGTGACCGAGGGTGCCAGTGGTGACAAAGTCGTTGAGATAATGAAAAATCTTACCGAGCAGGATGCACAGGTAGAGAAAGATCCTCTTAACGAATTGCTGGGCAGGTACGATTACGATGTTGGTGTGCTGTACCTACGCCTTGACGGTCTAAGACGGTTTTGTTCAAGCAAGCAGATAGCCTTTGATGGACTGGTCAATCTATTGGTCGAGCAGTACGGCGCAGTAAAGCACAACAAGCGCAGGCTTGGTGCCGGCTTAGGAGGCAAATACAACAGGATGGGTACTGTGGCGTTGCTGGAAGTGAGGCTGGACATCGATGAAGCTACGGACGAAGCATCCTGATGAGTGGGACGAGCGCGGTACTCATATGGCGATTCCGTGGGACTTGTTTCTAGTCAACTCGTCGGTGTTCGTACCTACCCTAACGCCAAGGAAAGCAGCCGCGCACTTCCGCAGGGTAGGTAAAAGAAAAGGCATGGGGTTGCGCGCAGAAGTGGGGTCTGAGCGCGGAGTTTACGGAGTTAGACTATATCGAGAAACCTAGTATACTAAACGCGAGTTAGCTCATTTGTAGCCATCTGAGTTAGTTCAGTTGTGACGTGCGCTTAGGCCGGGTAACCCCCGGCCATTTTTTACTTGTCCCATTTCTGAGACATTTCCATTAACACCTGACGCATACCGGAGCTGAGCATCACGCCGTTGTGCATTTGCAACGAACTCTTCTGGTGTTGTTCGTACGACCTTTTTTGAGTCTCGCTGTCTATCATAAACCGCGGGTGCCGTTTGTTGAATTCGGCTATGTCTTTTATAGCATCGGCAATATCGTCTGGGCTACCGAAACGCATGGCTATGTAATACCTTTTCAACGTCTTCGAGCGACGAGTGTTGACTGCATTGTCGATGCCTTTGAGCGACGAGTTGCGGTCTTGGTTGAGCAAGTACTCGGCCGGCGCGAAGCCAAAGAACTGAGCTGTGATAAGCCCCGGGGTAATCTCTCCCATGATCTCGTCACCGCGGCGCGTCAGTGGTCCGTCAGTAGCAAATCGATAAGACTTTGCGGTGTTGCTGATACCAGTAGGTAAGAGGGCCTCAACACCACGTTGGAACTCGCCTTGACCGATGTCACCAAACCCACGAAGGATGCGTTTACCTGTGCTCCACGCGGGTCCGCCTAAGTTCTCGACAAGACTTTGCTCAACGGATTTGTCGATGTTGAATCGATCTGACTGAATGATCATGTTGGACATGCCGATACGTGCCGCGACATCGACGCCATCACCACCAAGCACTTTAAGAGACTGGTTGATAAGACCCTTGTAAGCTGCTTCTCCCAAAGCTTTACGCGTTATCGTCTCGAAGTCTTCTTCCTCGTCGTCAAGGAACATATTGGCTATTGCCGCAACGAGTCCGTAGATAGTCAAACCCTGTATACCAGAACCCAGCAGAACCATGCTTTGAATACCCAAAAACTGCCTGAGTGCTTCTGACGATATTCCGCCGGACTTGCGTGCGTCCATCAACAACTTGAACTGCGTGTAGTACATCTGCACACCGAACGTGCGATACATCATCGCTACGCGGCCGAGATCCTGCTGTGCTACCCGCGGTGCCGTTTCTAACACCGAGCCACCGTTGGTCATCTGCGTGTCGTAGATGGCGCTTTGAACGTTATCGCTAACCGTTGCTTTAGGATTTATCTGATCGTTTGCCATGAAAGTGCTGACCAGTGACAGCTGACGGTTCCAGCGCTCACCAGTGTGAAACATATAAGCACTTGCGGCGCTAACCTGATCAGCTACTCCATAGTTCCTACCAGCGTTATCGGCATCGAGAGTGTCATACAGCACCGACTTGGCAAGAAGGCCCGAGGCGTCAGCACCGTCAACCAGCGGCATGAGCTTTTTCAACACTTCTAACTTGCTCATTCCGCGGAAGTAGTTTGGTACATCTTCAATATCGTCACGCAGTACCAACTCAGCAGGGCCGCTCATGTTGCCTTCGTCGTTTCGAGGTTGGCGCAAGATGTAGTAGTTGTCCAAAGACTTCATACCCACCTTGGTAAACGGGTTCGATCCTTCTACCTTGGTATTTTCGCCGCCGCTTTCAGGTATTTCCGTTAATCGGTTGTTAGGTGCACTACCTATCAGTCTCGATGCCAAGTTAATATATGAGTATGCGTTCTTCATCCCTACCGCTTTGCCGTCTGGGCCTTTTTTACCGGCAATATACGGCGCTACCACGAAAGGAATCTGCGTTGTGTTGACCACAACAGACGACACGTTAAAGCCCAGCGTGTAAAGAAACGCGGTGCGGTTGGCAGTACGAGCGAGGTCTGTCAAGAGCCCACCTTTTGGTGCTGAAGTAAACTTCACGCGCTTGCTCAGTTCGTCCATTAGCGTCGTCGCGGTCATATCGTTATCGAACTTATCCGACAACAGTAACTTCTTACCTTCCTCTAACTCTTTGTACATTTGTTTGGCATACGTAGAGCGAGATACTTGTCGAGACATCCCGTAAAGAACTTCTTTAGCCGAGTAAATGGGGTCTTGCACGAAACCCATTTTTGAGTCTTTGCTGCGCGTCTGCAACCGACGGGCGAATGAAGTTTCTGGCAAATATCTTAAGAACAGCTGACCCATTTCTTTTTTCTGACTGTCGGGTACCTTCGACATGACTTCCCCAATCAACGAGCTGGGTGCTAGATTCTGAAGAACGTCCATTTCACTGCTTGTGACATAAGGCTCGACGTTTTCAAGCGTGTGGCCTTCAGGTATGACTAGGTCCGCCATAAAGGCGTCTCTGTGGGCCGCGCTATCAAAGCTTTCGACGTGCTCTACAAGACTTTCGGTAGTTCCGTTCGGATTCTTTTTGCGGAACTGAAACTTCAACCAGTGGTTGCCGGGCTTACGATACAACGGGAAATAAACTTCCAGTTCATTTTGGCCTAACAAGTTTCCAAACAAACCTTTTTTGACACTTTCCGCTTCTTCTGGATCAGAAAACAGATCGTTGATGCGGCCACTGATTATCTGCGTAATGTCTCTGTATTGGCGTTGGTATTCTTCACGCAAGCGACGATAAGCCGACTGCCCCGCTGCGCCCACTTCTGTGTACAAGGCATCAACTTCGCGCCACTTTTCCATTTTTTCGGCGTCTTTACCGTACTTCTTCTGTGCTTCAGCAAGGCTCAGCTCAGGATCGACCTGCTCTAACGTAGACTTGTTTACCAGATCCTGCCATGCGCGCTGCTTCGGTTTACTCAAGCTATTAAACTTGTTCTGCACGTCGACAATAGTGGCTTCAACGATCTCGCTTTTTCGCTGAATGTCGCCAATGCTTTCACGAATCAGCTTTTCTATATTGCCGGCCGGGGCAAACCCAATGCTATTGCCCACATCCTTGAGTGCCTGTAATGGCAATGCTGCGAATCGGTTATTGGCAATAAAGTCTGGGGTAACCATGCGCAAGTTGTTCTTGATCGCTTGTACTACCGTTTTCTCTTTGAAGTTTGCGCGGGCAGATTTCAGGTTCTTACTCCAACCATCAGTCATTGCCTTGAACCCGCTTGGCTCGGCGTAAGGCACTTGAGCTTCCATGCCGCGCGCAGTAGCGTCACGACCGGGATACAAGATCGGATCGTTGGTCATAGCCGTTTCGATCAGGCGCTCCAAGCTGTCCATGGTGCTTGGTGTTTTAGTCGGCGCACGACCGGCAAGATTCATAACGAAGTCACGAATAGCCTCGTAAGTACGCATCAACAGGTTTGGTTGCATGCCGCCATCAACGTAAGTCTGGCGAAGGTCACGACGAAACTCTGCGTTGGTCATGGTCTCGGCCACGAACTCACGCACGTTCTTGAACGCGTAGTATGCGGGCATATTGTCCGCAGCTTTTTTCATGATCTTCTCTAACCGCTTGGTCAGAGGGTGGCTTGAATTGGTCAGCACAGCTGCTGTGGCGGCGTGTACCGCCTCATGTAGCGCATCGATAGTTGCGGCGTTGTCGTTCAAGCTCGTCGCATTCTCGGGGTTGTAGCGCAGGTGAATTGTGTCTGTGCCGTTGTCGAAATATCCGTAAACAGGTCGCCCGTTAACTTGAGGGTTGTTTTCAACGACTACTTTGGTGCCGTCAAGCTTTTGCAACAACGAATTGGTTAAACGAACAATGTGTCGGTCGCCGGACTCTGCTGCAATGGTTTTCAGCGCGTCAACAAGCTTACCTTCACGCAAACTATCCCAAGCACTTGGGGGTAATGCACGAGTGGTCGCGTTAACAGTACCGCCGACACGTCGACCAGATTCATCAGCATAAATACCTGTTTGCTGGAGAACTTCTTCTATAGATTCGGTTTCCCAATCGCTATCAAGAATTTCTACTTCACGTGGGTTCTCGTTAAGTTCCCGGGTGCGAACTGGCATAAGCGCAGCAAGCTGGTCAGAAAGCATCTGCGCAGATTTATCAACAGTGTCGCCGTCGTAGAGAGGCTTGTTGTTACGCAGCACTCCCTTCAAATCGTTAGCAATACTATTTATCTGACTACGCAGCTGAACATCGCCGCGAGCCTCTACCATCTTGTCGCCAATTTGAGCAGCAAGGCGCGCTGCCTCTTCTGGCGCAACGGCTGTTTGACCTTTTACGCTTTGTAACCATGCACTAGCACGATCGTCTTTATCGCTTTGCTCGTCGGTGCGCTCGGGTTCAAAGGAGCGAGCTTCGCCTTCTTGCTGACCAGTGGTTATGTCAAAATCTTTGTTCTTTTCCTGACGCGCGCTGACAATGTAAGCGCGTTCGTACTCTTTAAAGCGTTGGTCGTAATACTCCTGAGCTGCTGGACCCATGTTGTCGTAAAGCCAGTTTTCAGCCGCTTCTGCGTGTTTACCACCTGACGCGCGTTGACGCGCTTGTTCAACTTCAGGAACGCCGTCTACGGCTTCAAACCGAACACCTTCAACTTTCATGCCGCGAGCGTAAGCAAGTTTTTCTATAGCATCGGCCAATGTGGCACTATTTTCTGGGTGGAAGAACCGCCATACCCCAGCTTGCTTAACGGATGGTTTCGCCTGCGTAGGTTTTTTGATCGTCGCCCGGTTAACGCTAAACGCCAAACGCTCTTCGTCTGTAAACAAACGCTCATCGGCAGGTACTGTCGCGCTCAATCGACGCGCATTGCTAGGTAGTAATCGAGACTTGGGTATAGTTGGGTCGCTATCAACAAGGTCAGCTTCAGTGACTTCTTCGGCGACGGGAGGTTTCGTTACAGGAGCTGGCGTAGCAACGGGCTCAGGCGTAGCAACGGGCTCAGGCGTAGCAACGGGCTTAGGCGTAGCAACGGGCTTAGGCGTAGCAACGGGCTCAGGCGTAGCAACGGGCTCAGCATTGGCCAGCTTCAGACGAGATGGGGTGTCTCCTCGAGCAACGCGTTGCCCAGACGCTTCACGATCAATCTTGTTCTGCTTAAGACCGCTTTCAGCTTCAGTTAACGACTTACCAATACCATACGACAACTGAGGCCCTTCAAAGCGACCAGCCTCCGTTTCAACAACTTGCTTGTCCAACCACTTTTGAGCTTTCTTTATGCCCTTTTCAAGCTTGTCTTTGTTGTTGCTGTGAACGTAGAACTCGTCACCGGAGATATGGTACGCATCCTTGTCGATACCCGCCTGACGCATTGCCTCACCGACCATAGCGATCGTGGCATCACCGCCTTCTTGATGACCCAAGGTGTCGTTAATTGCTTTTAGATTGTCCAGATCGATAGACGCAATGTGGCGTTTCTTGGGTGTGCGTATCCACTTTTTGTTGGTGCCAAGACCCGTGCGTTCATCAACGTCGATAGTAGTACGCAGTTCTGTAATAGCCGCGTCTTTTTCTTCAGGTGACATTTCATCCAAGCGAGCATCGTAGATACGGCTCTGCTTGCTAGCGTCATCACGCGGTGCTCGACGGATAGGTTTACCGTCTTCTGACAACCCTTCCTTGTTTTTGCGCTGAGTTTCTAATGAATC